CGCGTATGATGTATTTGTGGTCAGGATTGTGCCTGTCTCTGCAGGAACAGTTACAGTTCCACTGGAACCTGAAGCCAGGGAGCTGGTGGCAATTGTCACATAGTCTGTATCTGCAACATTATCATCAGAGAATTTATAAAGCAGCAGATCTGCATGGGCCATCTTGCCAAAGTCAGTGTTACCTGAATCACAGAAAAAGTTGTATGATTTTGCACCATCCACAAAAGTTGCACCTGCATCTGTTCCGGTCATACCGTCTATTGATCCAGCTCCGGCATTCACGGTGGATCCAGTGGTAATCTGGACCTGAGTTCCAGAACCATTTCGCCAGTAGAGATTCCCGCTTGCCTGGTAAACTGAGTAACTGGTTGTGGCAGCTGTTACGCTGCTGTCAAAAATAACATTCTTGACCTCAGTGGCAGAGTTCTGGTTAAACTCAACATCTGCATTTACATTGATTGCAGCGGGCGTTATTCTTATGCCCTTATTGGTTGAATGATCGTGATTGTCAACTGCATCAATGGTAGTGTTCAAATCAGTTGCCCAGGTTGGTCCAACCGTGGTTCCAACTCCTGGTTTTGCAATGCTAGTTATGTTCGTTCCTGCTGTTGCCATAGTTATACCTTAGAAGAAAAATAAATCTGCAGTTACAGTTCCGCCTGCTTTTAAGATAATTGTTGTCTCTGGAAAGTCATTCACAGTTGCAGATTGATAAATAACCTGGGCTGCATCCTGTTTTAAAACTATCCACCCTTCCGGTGCCTGATCCAAACCGTGGTCCACAATGGTGTCTGATGTATCTAGGTCTTGATCCTGCACCCTGTTGCCAGAAGCAAAGGGGAGCTGGAACAGTGGATTGAGTGCAGTTGCAATATAACCCTGCACCTGGTCAACTGGTGCTGATCCGGTTGAGAGCTGAGTAAATGAAATCCTGCTCATGCGGTTGCTGTATTCCAGAGTGTATTGTAGTTGCTTACATCAGTCACAGTGGTTGGCTCTCCCAGGTCCCTCATTTCACTGACTGCAATAATCCGGTCCTTAACTCCCTGGAGCATTGCAAACAGTGCAGTCACATCTGCTTCCTCTTTAACCAGGGCTGCAATTGCAGTTGAAATAATTACATACTCATCCCACCCTGAGTAAAAGTCATACCTGGATTCAATATTTCCAAAAACTGATGGATCCGCAAGACCAGAAGAGTCCAGGTCCGTAGTTACAGTGGCTGCTCCAACTGCAGTTACTGTCTGGTTCACGTTGTATTCATCCACACCCTCATCTCCATCAACAAAATCCACTGCAGCCAATAAATCACCAACGGCAAAAGAATTTGCACCGGTGGTCCACATTGTTGTGGATCCGCGTGTGATTGCAGTTGTTGTGTACTCAAAAAACTTGCGTGGAGTTGGAATATAAAACAGAGTCACCGTATCTGAGGTGGATGGAGTTGGATTGAAAAATATCTTGTTGCCCTGTAGATGATAGCGCATGTCAGAAGCTAATGAATATAAACCTCCGACATTGCGCTCACTAAAATTATATCTGCGCAGGGGGATCTTGTTTGATCCGGTGTTAAGGTCCACCCCGCGTGATTTGTAGAAGTCTGCTGGAAGATCGTAAGATTCGGTCCCGCTGACAAGGCTTATGGTGTTTGTGTTCAGGAAATAATCTTCGGAATTTGCTGATGTCACTATGAGATCATAAAGTTCCGCGTAGCTCCTGTTCAACATCCTTCGCCACTCATCATCTGTGATGAATTGCGAATTTTCCATGTCTGCACGCTGCCTGGTTAAAAGGCGCAGCTCACTCAAACTTACAACGTCTGCCATATCTTATCCGTTTAATAGCTGTTGTATATTCCGTGAATCGCATCCAGAACAGCTTCGGAGTCTCCGCTTTTTACTGCAGAAATTAACTCCTCTGCCATCTCATGCTGTTCATCAGAATAATCCTCCATGTCTTCTTCTTCTTCATCATCCATATAATCCATTTCATCATGGTCCTCATCCCTGGACTTACCTTTCTTGCCCTTGGAGAGAATCATGATTGCGCTTTCCTTTGGAAACATATTTACCTCCTATCTAGTGAGATCAGTGTTCCGCATGAAAACGACAAAATGAACAATCGGGCCTGTCAGATCCACTTGCAAAGTAGAACCAAGCTGCTCCATGTCAACATCGTGAACGATGAATGATGAAGTGCCTGCTGTACTTGTGTTAAGTGTTATATTGGATGGTGCCTCAGAGTCCAGTTCAAAACTGCACATTACTGAAAGAATTCCAGGATAGGAATCCCCAAACGTAACCTTCCATTTCCCAACTCCGGTCCTGGCTACTGTAAATCCAGTGCCGGTAGTAGTGGTAGGATCTGAGGTTCCATTCATTGTGAAACTGCCTGCCATTATTTTCAGTTCTGGCTGCAGTGACTGAACATCATAGAATATCTTTGCTGCCATATTGTCCTCCTTTCTTTATGGAAGAGTTATAACGCAATTATATCCAGGGGCCGAACATCCAAGCTGGCTATATGAATGAACGCGAACTTCAACGCCATCATCTGCAGCCTGCCTGAGTACACGGTTTCCATCCAGCTCAGTAAGCTGAACCACATCTCCAATGCTCATTAAAGACCAGGTTTTCAAGGTCACTAAATATGCTGTTGATGCTGGACAATCTTTGTCTGGAACCACTTTAACCACACCATGTGGAGCATAAAACTCAAGTGAGCGATAGCCACTGATGGAATCACTCTGCTTAACCTCACGCTGTACCTGTGCGTTCATCGCTTTTTCGATATTCACGAAATCTGCAAATGAACAGAACAGATAATCTGGTTTTCCACCTTCCCTGGCTGTCAATGCTGCACCTTCAATAAGTGCCTCGATGACAGTTCCACTGGAACCATCATAGCGTTGTCCTGCACTTTTCCTTCGCTTAGATTCGTTACTTTCTAAACCGCCTTTCGGCTGCTTGCGGTTCAACCCGCAAGAAGAGACTATTTCACCATCCCAGAGGGATGCAATGCGCTTCGCTCCACTTGGAGCTACTCCCTTTCGGGATAGTCGTTGAACCTTCTCTTTCGAGCTTGGCTGCAGATTGCCCTTTCTGGGTTTCCCTGCAATTCACATTGTTTGCAATACCCATTGCTGGATAATGGCCCTGACTTTTTAAGGCTTCAATGACAGTTCCACTGGAACCATCATAGCGTTGACCAGCTAACCTGGTTGGATCATCTGAACGATCCTCACCAAAGAAACTGTCACCAGAAGTTGGAGCCGTTGCCGGAATCCATCCTTCCAGACCAGTAATCATGCCGTCATAATCGCCACTAACATACACATAGTCATTCTGCGCAATTGCAGAAATACCGGCACTTAAATTACCGCTCATTGTGACTTGCATTGTTGTTGCTGTGCGATTTACTGCGGACACTGTTAGTGTGCCTGACCTTACAGAAGAACCGGTTTTGGTGCCTGCAACTGCAAGTACCTGACCGACTTCAAAGTTCAGAACATCATTGTCTGTTACCAGGTCCAGTGTGGTTACTCCAAATGAAGAGTTGTTCACCTGACCAATTGCACCTGAACCATCCCTGAATAGAGATGTTGAAATTGAATCACCAACTGAGCGCAGTACACCATCAATCTCAGTGGTCATCGCATCCAAAAATGAATAACGATCACCCTGTGAAGCAGCTGCTGCCTCACCACTGACTTGTGCTACACCGTAATTGGTTTTTCGGGTTAGTAAGAATTCGCCCACCTTACTTGCAGTCGAATTGGACTGAGCAGTACTGAACGTCGCAGATCTGCCCTGGGGGCGGGTGTAATAAATTGGGATCATTTGTATTCACCCAGGTTCGCTACTTCCTGGATCGTCTTTCGACTGCTTACGATTCGACTCGTAAGATTGGACTATATCTTCAACCCTGTAGGTTGCATCGCGCTTCCAGCTGCTTAGCTGTACTTCCTTACGGAATAGTCTCTGAACCTTCTCTCCTTGAGAGCTTGGCTGCTGATTAACAGATCCTGTCTTTCCAGCAATTCACGATGTTATCATTATATATTGCTATATAACGGCCCTAATTATTAAGGCGCATTTTTGCCTTTAAAGCCAGTATCCTTTGGAACGAGTTCCAAGAACGGATGTGAGTCGTAAACTACTTTGGCAACTTCACCCGGTTTGTAATACTGTTTTAAAGCATTGTCCCATGCCGTCATTGTTGCTGATGCCATAAGAACCTTCTTGTTTGGACATTATGACCTCTTTATGCAGTCGCAGATGCAGCTGCAAGTGCAGCATTAAGTCTCTCCCTTTTTGTTTTGGGTTCAACTATTTTAGTTGGCTGCGAGGCCGAAATTTTGTTTCTAAGAGTTTTTCTTGTCCGTGAAGATTCCGATGGGGTATCCGTGGGGCCAGCATCGGGCTGGAACAGTTTTTTCAGCTTACTGGATTTGGCAAGCTGCTGAGTCTGTTGCTCATAGAATTTTTCTACTTCCTCCAGAATTTCATCGTCCGGCTTAACAGTGCCGGTTTCATTTGCGACAATCTTCTGCATCTCTAAAATTGTAGGCCATGCATTATCCCATTGAGCTGCAACGAGCTCATAATCTGGGTTGCCTGTTACCTTAGTTTTCAATCTATTAACGTAACTGTCAACTTGTTTTTGTCTCTCCATTGTTTCAAGTTTCTCCAGGCGGGCTTCAACCTCTGGAGTAAGTGCAGCTGGTGCAGATTCTTTTGGCTGCAGCTTTCCATCCTGGAGCACCTGGTTTGTTGCATTTTCGTATGTCCAGCCAACTTTCTCCAAGGCAGTAAGCATGTCACCTCGGTTGGCTGCTTCCTGTGCTTCCTGGAGTGGCTTCAGATCTGCTTTATCTTTCATCAGCTGCTGCCGTTCCTTCTGGACCTCACGTTCTTTTGCTGCAACCTTGGAAAAGGCTTTGCTTACCTTCGGTGCAGGTTCCGGTTCTGGTTCCTCTACAGGTTGCGATTCTTGCGATTTCTGCGATTCTTCTGCCTCAACTTCCTCAACTTCCTCAACCTCCTCCTCAGTTTCTTCCTGGGTAACCCTGTCTGCAATCCATTCTGCAATCTGTTCCTGGTCCTGTTTTTCTTCAGCTTCTTCTTGCTGCTCCAGGGTTAATTCTACTGTTTCTGCTACTTCTGTTTCCGCTTGTTTGGTTTCTTCTTCCATATCCGTTTTCTATATTGGTAATGATGGGGGTAACGCTGCCGGTGGTGCTGCCATCCCTGGCGGGCCTGTCATTTCTCCAGGCATTGGTTCAGGTGGAAGAGAAACACCTGGTCCTGCACCCTCCGGCAACGGTGGCAATTCTCCTTCAGCTGGTGCAGCTGGCGGAGCACCTTCAGGTGGCTGCGTAAGTGCATCGCACTCTTCAATAAACTGTACCATTAAATTTATCTTGTCCAGGGAGAGCTCGTCCTGCTGCGCTTCCAGGTATGCAACCGTCATTCTCTCCTTCGCAAATGCAAGGTCCAGAACAGGCTCCGGTGCATGGTAAATTCCATTGTCCACAATCTCCTGGATCCTCCATTCAACGTCACGCTCCAGGACATCATACAAACTGGTCACACTCTCCAGGTCCGGGAAGTCCAGTAGCCTGACAATGTGCTCCCTCTGGTTTATAACTCCATTTTGTATCAATTCTGTAACTGCCTGTAATCTTCCAGCTGGTGTGCTAGGCAGAAGTGAAACTGGATAGGCTTGCAGGATGTAATCGTTCTCTGCCATTTTGACATCCTTGAAATCAACCTCCTCCAATGCGTGTCCTTTGATCCCGCGTACAGGAAATGACCCAGACTCTTTGACAATCTCCCGCGCGAGATCAAAGAACCATTCTGCTGCATCCATGTATGCTTTTTCATATCTCTGACCAACTGAAATGAATCTCTCTGTTTCAATATCGTGGTAGGTCCTCAAGGCTGCGCCACTTTCCAGGCCAGCTGGTTTCTTGCCTGTTGCACTGAGCTCTGATACTCCTGCAATCTCAT